ATAGTCTTTGGCGGATTGCAGGGATAAGCACTTTGGCGCGGCCCAGGAACGCGCGTTTTAAACTGAGCTTTGCTTCTTCCGAGAATCCTAATCTAATTGCATTTTGACGTAACGATTGAATATGCTTCTGTGCCGCTGCGTCTCTCATTATATGAGTATTTACTTGTAGTATAATCTTCTCAATTAATGCATTTTTAGTAAATGGAGTTAATCTATTATCTTTATCTAATCCATCTTCGATTATCTTTACCATTGAACTTGCTGTTACATCTTTTGTATTAGTTATAAAATTATTAAATTGATTAGTAAGTAATGCTTCATTCTGTTGCTCTAATTCTTTTAATTTAGGATCTTCTTTAGGCTCTGTTCGAGAGTCGGGCGGCGGACCATTATTCCATAAAAAGTGGGCCATTACCGCAGCGGCATTTTTAAGATTCTCATTCTTACTAGCTGCCGCTTGATTAGTTGCTAACGCGAATAATTGCTTGAAAACTGGAGTAATCGCTTGGACAAATAATTGCGGATTCTTAGCCTGTAACGTAGGAAGAATAGTACGAGCAAGGCTCTCTAACGCTTTAGGATTATTATCATGTACGCGATTAATTAATGGATCGAAATTCCCGGCCGAGATTAATTCATCAACTTGGTCTAGTAATTCTGCTTTCTGTGCACCAAGTTCTGCTTCTTCTATAGTTGGAAAGAATTCCGCATATTTCTCTGCTTTAAAATACCTATCCTGTATTTCTGGATGCTCTTTAAGAAGTTTGCCAATAACCGGATCTTTACGTAATTTATTCCATTTCGGACTTCCAGGCGTCTCATCTTCCTGACTTTGTGCCGCGATTTCTTCCTCATCTACTTCTTCATCGGATTCTTCTTCACTTTCTTCACTAGATTCCTCAGCTTCATCAGAGCTTTCTTCCTTAGTTTCATCAGAAGACTCATCTGATTCTTTATTTAGAATCTCAGACTCTGACTCATTGGTATTGCTGTTTTCCTGATTCGGCGGCTCCACTACCGGAAGATTCGTTTCCGACATTTTTCAACTTCTCCATTTCTAACTGCTGTAACATTTGCTGCTCAGCCTTCATTGCAATATTCTGTTGGTGAGCTTGCCAGTGAAGGAATATATTTTGATACCCAGTCGGATTTGTTGCTTTAAGATATTGGCCGGCATCAGATATAATAAACGCTTGTGAAGTTTCCGAATGTATCTCATCATTATCAACCGGCTCGATTGGAATTGATGATTGCAAAACCATTTGAGGCTGACCCATTTCATCCAAAACTGGTTGACCTAATTCGTCCATTTGTAATTCTGCAGTAGGAATCGGCTCTGAATTCATAAGCATTAGATTTTCAACTAGTTGCTTATTACGCTGATCGTTACCAGGAATATACAATTCACCAAATCCGACCAATCTAGCTACCAATCCGATATTTTCAGGATGCGAAATTATAGCCTGCATAACAGGGCTGGGATTTGCTATAAATTCCATCATCGTAGTACGTTTTTGGTTTTCCGTAATTGGGAATTGATCACTCGATTCTGCTTCTACTTCTCCAACTTTTCCTTGAAGTTCTGCTTTCTTAATCCAAACATTAATATATGATTCGCCGGTTCGCTTAGCATATGACTCATCGCCTACGAGATTATTTGCGTATTCCTTACAAGCTTTAAATGCTGAATCTTTCCACCAGATATTCAACATCTTCCAGATTAAACTTAATCGCTGTAATGCCTGATTCCGGCTCGACTCATATTCTTTATAAGTACCAGATCCACCTTCTAATGTTCCACCATAAATTGATGGAAATGCACCTGATACGAATTGACCAGCTCCTAATAATCGTTGATCAAAAGTATCTACTTCTTTAGATAAAGTCGCAGTCTTAACTGTATGGAACATTCCCGAAAGATTCTGACCTGGCTGAACTTTTGCAGGATAGACATTTCCCGGCTCTGATGGAGAATTAGCAAATTTATCCCAATCAATCGCATTTGCTTCTGCGAAAGTCATTGGAATTCCATATAATATTGTACGCAGAGTAAGATTATACATATCATTAGTCATATCTTGTATATCTACAAGCATACGACCTAATGGTGCAGCATGAATATACATGGAAGTTGGATTTTGCGTAATCGTCCAATGATCATCCATGTTTTCTTCAAATGCTTCTGCAAACGTTTCATTTATTAGAAGATAGTATACTCCATTCGGATAGGTTTTCTTTAAATGCTCCCGTTGTCCTTTGTCCTCAATCATGTAATACGCCCAGGGCCGAAGCCAAACTCGTCTGAATGTTACTAAATCCGATTGATCCATATCTCTAGCTTCGGAAGGTTGTCTTGCCCATCTTTCATATGATGAATCTGCGCTAGTTCCGAGTTGAATTTTATCTTCCAAATGAGGAAATAATGAAACTGCCAAAGAATAATGATGCTCAGTTTCAAGAATCAGATATGGAGAATTCTGTAATTTAGAAACATAAAAAGGGACTTTTACATTTAATGGACCATAAATTTCTAGAATTTCTCGCGCTTTCGGGCAATCTTCATAGGTTTCAATTAGTCGTTTTTGTGTTTGAATTTCAGGTTCCGGTTGTACAACTTCCATACAAGTTGGACACATTGCAACATTAAATATCTGCCCTTCTTCTTCGACCGTATCGACTTCTTCAATTTCCGAACCACAGTTAGGGCAGAAATTCTTTTCTACTTCATATTCTTCTTCAATAGTCTTAGGAGTTTTGATCGTCCCAAACTCCGGCGACGTATGATTATAATTATAGCAGGCTACGAATCCTTGGTTGAATAGGGTAAATAAAGCCTTGACAATTAAGATTGACGCATTATTATGAACTTGAATTAAATTTGCTATTTTTCCGTATGCCTTGGCAGTTGAAATGTCATCTGGATTATCTGCATTATCTGGGGCGAATCTAACTCCAGGGATTGTTGAAGATAATCCTGCAATAATGGACTCTCCATAAGCTCGATACACATTAATGACTCTTCCAATGTCTTCTTCGGTAAATTCTGGATTTGCACCTCTAATTCCTTCTTCATATGGCCTCCAATCCCGCGCTACAACATCCCAATAAATATTCTGGAGGTTTTGCCAATAATAATCTAACTTTTTCCATTCGATTAAATGTGTTTCTCTAATCGATTGCTGTTCTTTATCTAAATCTCTAGTGACATCGACGAGTGATTTCCTAATTTCTTCGGGATATTTAAGTTCATATTCTTCTAATTTGATTTCTTCTTCAGTTTTTATTTGCTCTGGAGCCGGAGGCGGAGGAATCTCCTCATTTTCTAAAACCATACCCGGCATTAAAGTTTCAGACATTAAAACCAATCATCCGTTGCGCCTCTAAAGAATGACGAAATATTACCAAACGAAGCCGGGCTGGTATTTTCGTCAAATTTAAGGTACTCTGAAGCTTTAGGAATTCCAATATAATCTCCGGCTTGACCCAGACCAGACATTAAAGATCCCATGCCTGGTAATTGTGAAGCAGCTTTAACACCTTCATATCCAGCAACTAATGGTAAACCACCAAGTCCACCTTGTTGCCCCCAAGCATAACGATCAATTTGTGCTAATTGACTTGGATCATATTGTTCTGCACCAAATGATTTAGTACCAGGCAAGACATTACGATTGATATCTGACTGTAACATTCTAGAAGTAGGATCATTACCCATTGAATTTACAATCGAGCGTAAATCTAATCCTTGTTGTGGAGATTGAGAATTACCATAACCCCCACCTCCCATACCAAACATTAATTCTCGCCAATTAGGCATTTTTAGAACTTTCAGAAATCCCGGTTTTCTGACTTTCTCTAATTTTTGCCTCTAATTTTGAGCGCATCGTTTTAGTTGGAAAATATCGAAATGCTGATATCGGTTTCATATTACTTAAATCTACTTCGACCGGTACTTGGTTTAAAACTAACTCTTTATTACTTATACCCAAATTAGTATATAATAAACGTTCAATACTATTTAATCTTTCATTAATACTAGTGATATAATCTAACCCCATTTCCAATTGATTTTCTTCTAGTTTCAAACAATTCCATTTGCCGGTAAAAAGAAGTTTGATCACCTGTAATAGTGACATTGTCTAAAATTGCTCCAAGTTCTGCACGTTTCTTAGCTTCTCGATCTAATCCAGTAATATAGCGATCTACCGCTTTAAGTAAATATCTGCAACCGTCATAAGGATCATCACCTGGGAATTCCGCTACGTCTTCTGGATTTTTCTCATCAGCAACACAAGATGGAATTACGTCTATAATATGATGACAAGTATCGAATATCTGGAACCGAGGAATATTGATTTCCAACGCCTCCGGCGTAAACATTAATTGATATTCTTTAAGTTTCTCCGGTCCATAAATTCTACTAATCCGGGCCGCGGTTTCAAGGTTATATCCTTCTTTTGGAATATACTTTGCAGGTCTCGGCTTCCAACGAAGCATTTCTTTGAAAAGCATTTTTCCGCCGATGCGATCATTATCTGCGCGGTGGGGCATGATTCCTGAAGCTTCATGGAATTGTTGAGCGATTGTTTTCTCATCTCCTCTCTGATTCCACGCGCTAGGATCAAGCTCAAATGTTTTGAGTTCTTCACCCTGGCAACTTCTTGCAAAATCAGTAGCCCATTCTTTGATGTATTTTCCTTTTTCACAATACTCATAATACAAGAAGATTCTTAAGTCCGGAGCAATTGCGGCTTTTCCTAACCATGTATTTGCAGCAAATCCCCAATCTCCTGCTGCAACCCGGGGCCACCAATAAGGAATTTCAAAAGGTTTTACTACATGAATCGCATTTGCCGGCTCATCGGATTTATGAATTTTTCGAAATTCATTGAAAACCTGGCCCTCGAATGCATCCCAATTTCCTTCTGCTTTCGCTTCGTATTCTCTTGCATCTAACATACGTAAACGGTTGATATAATCTGGATCATTCTCGAAAAGTTTCGGATTATCCTGCATTCGAGCAGGAATGAAAATGGCTTTTGATACGAGCTGGCCTCCAACTTTGTAGTGAATTGGAACCCGACCTTCTTTACAAGGATCGATGAAACGCTTTTTAACCCAAGTATGACCTACTCCACCAGGATTAGAAGTCGATCTCATTATTGTAGGTAATCCGGCTTTTTTGTGAGCACTTCGGCAACGCGTAGATAGATACGTATACATTCTTTCAGTAAAGTGAGTAAGCTCGTCAAAACCTTCGTAATTATATTCGGCTCCATCATGTTTGTATACATCTGCATCGGTATCTAAATATCCTAATCTCTGCGTCGCCCCAGATGGGAAAAACCAAATATGTTTTGTTTCATTATATTTCCCACCAAACATAGGATAATACTGTCGAGTTTTGGGAATTACGTGTTCTTCTAATTCCGGAAATGTACGTCTAAATATAATACCATTATACTTCCCATTCAAGTGGAATCCACGTAGAATAGGAAGCATAACTAACGCTTCTGTTTTTCCCCCACCCAAAGCTCCGCCATAGAAAGCTTCAAAAAAGCTATCAGGAAGTGATACGAATTCTTCCTGCCTACCGGGATTGGGTTTCCATTCCATTTTGATTTATTCTAAAGCCGCACGAACAATACAATCCTTAGCTTCAAGTAATTTTCTTAGGCCTGCGCTTTTCTCAGGTGAGTCTTTATAATCCCGATCTACAAACTCAGCAAGATCACAAAATGGTTGAGAAACTTTTTGTAGATTCTCTGGTAGATGTTGATACTTAAAATACTTAAGGATCGGACTCATCGAATTAATAACTCGGATACCAGAGTTCCGTAACTGGATCATAAGTCAAAAATAAGATTCGACCAATTACAGCAGTAAAGGCCAATCCAATTGGCTTATTCGTAGCAGTTGCAACTCCACCCGCAGCGCCAGTAAATGCTGCTAAAGGTCGAAATGCAATTGTTCCAGCAAATCCAATATATGGAAGTGGAATTAATGTTACTGCCAGCGCGCCGGTTACATCACTTAGAAAACCAGTCGGCGCTGCAATTAATCCCGCTGCTGATGCAATACTATTACCACGATTTCCTTGTGTTGGTGTAGCAACCGGTAAGAATGCACGCCATTCCAACTCTGCTTCATTAGCAGGCATTATTTTATCTCCTTAGGTAATGGTTGAGGACCAGGAATATCTATTACGCAATTTTCACGATTAGGATTTGCTGCTACGATTTTAGCTTCGACCTGGACCTGAGTTTCTAATACATGAAATACATCTTTATTAATTAAGTGTACTGCTGTTACATCTTTAATTGTTGCAGCAGTTGTTCCAGTTTGCCAAGGAAAAGTTGATAATCCTTCAATTAGACAGGCATCAATCTTTAAATCAGCTTTAGTAGGAGTAGATATATTCGTTAATGTAATAAAAACTATAAGGATTAGATTTTTCATTCATTCTCCTTAGCAACTAATTTTTGATCAGTAATAGACATACTACTAATGAGAGCAATAACCCCTTTATCATCTGGAGACTTTAATACAAGTAATTCTTTAAGTAATCTATTACGTTCTTCTGAAACAGTAAATCGATTAACTGCCTCAGTAAGTTGAGAATTTACAGCAACGTGAATTACGTTTAATTTTTTATTAGCTAAATATGCAGCATAAATTACACCAATAGCTGTAATTATTGCTGGTAAATTAGTAATTAAAGAATTAAAATCCATATTTCATCTAGTTAAACACGAAGAAGTTATCGTAATCATACCAGTACAGTTAGCTATCCAAAGGATTATTCCTAAAACTGCTATTACTGCATTAGGAATATCTTTGGATCGAATGCTTCCTATGAGTGAGATAAGAAGGAACGCGATTAAAAGTATAATCATTTGGGTTCCTTAGCTCCGGCGGTAAAACTAATACTTGCTGCTTCATTAGATTCAAACAAACCTAATGCAATGTTAATCGTATTGGCGTTGTTCTGCAAATCTTCTAAAGCAGCCGGAGAGATTTCACGAACTGCAAATTCCGGCTCTGCTACTAAAGCTTGCAATGCAGCTAATGCAGCAGTTAAGAAACCTTTTCTTCTTTCATATTGAACAATTAAAAGATTAACCTCCTCAAGAGTCGCAGGAAGTAAATTAAGTCTAGCGTAATCTTTTAATCCTTCAAGTTTTGGTTCGATATCCAATAAAGCTGCTTCGATTTCCGCGATCGCTTCTTCTACTTGTTCCATTTCAACTCCAATTGGGTGAGAATTAAATCACCCTTGTCTAATTCTCACCCAATACCAAGATTACTTAGGTTCGATCGCGCCGGCTGAAAATCCAAAAGATGCAGCAGTCGCACTAGTAACGTGATGAGTAACTGTATCTTCGATTAATTCCCTGCCCTCACCAACAATCTTATCCCCTGAAACCTTCCAAACCGTATCTGCTAATGCATCACCAGATACAAATTTAGGCGCTAATGGTGCAACGTTGAAATCATATTCAACAGTTCCATCACCAGAAATCTTTTCGAATTCTAAAGCACCATCAATTACTGCTGGCCGACCTTGAGTAGTTACGGCATTAACGTTAACAGTTTGCTTCTCTTCATTCGTCGTAGTAATTTCAAATGGCATTACTTATTCTCCTTTAAGGACATACTGGTTGATCACATATTACTGGACTTGGAGTTGGAATCGGAATCGGAGTAGATGTAACACATAATGGCGTAGGATTCGTAATTTTATAAATCAGTAAACCCGGCCCACCGGCTGAACCATAAGAGCAGGCATTTTCATTATATTGAGGCGACCCGGAACAATCATATTGTGCGTAACATCCCGGCCCTGATAAATGTACGGTTTTTGAAGAACCCGGCTCGACAATTATTGAATTTGTCCAACCAAAAAACTCTTGCATACCACAATTCCAAACGTTGCCATATTGTTTGAACGCGGCGCCGTGGACAATTCTTGTTGCAACACCGGTATTAGTCCAGGTAAAATCAATACCAGATACGGAAGGATTAGAAAACGAGCAAGTTAAAGTTGGTTCTTGGGAAATTAAATTTAAAGATTCGAATTCTGCTTGTCTTTCTAAAACTTCCGGCGCCGGCGTAACTTCTGGATCGGTAGTATTCTTGATTCCATTGCAGGATACTAAGAGTAAGGAGAGTAGAATTAATTTTCTCATATGCCTACAACTATTCCTATTCGTACGAGACTAGATTGTCCGCCTAGAATTGCATTGCCTATTAAACTAAGATTGGCTTTCTCATAATTGTATAATTTAATCTTGCCATTTATATGAGCTACACCTTCATATAATCCGTTTAGATTAAGCCTTTGATCCGGCCCGGCCCCGATATATAAATAGCTATCTCTATTATCTGTTGAGAACCGGATTCCGGCAGTGAAATATTTTGCAGCGTTAAATCTCGGATCTTGTTCCCCTCGCAATCTAGTGGCAATCCCGAAGCCGGCGTAGATTTTTGGAAAGACTTCTGGGATTTTTTGTTCTAGGCCGGCCTCGAATTCCAAAGATTTAAATTGGCCATCACTTAAATTAATCCCCTCGCCGGGGAGATTAGATAAATCTACTTTTACGTCCAAATCTGGATAATAATTATAATCGCTGGTATAAGCATGAACTTCAATTGATACCGTAGGAGAAAGAGTATATGAATCTTGAGAACCTAATGATGCTAAAGCGCCCCCGAGAATCGAAACTCTTAATGCCTGGGCAAATAATAAAGGGATCATTATGACGTTAACCAAACAAAATATAACATTTTACAAGCAACGTGTAAACCTTGATCTATATGTATATCAATCCAACCTTCACACTTAGAAAAATCAATTGACCAATGTGCCACAGTTTCAATTAAACCAAGAATAATATTTCCTGTAATATAAGTTACGCCTGCTCCATGCATTAAAGAGTGTGCAAATAAAGCATAATACCAGGGAAGTCTACCAGTAGTATTTTTGTGTCGATTTTTAAGCATTGCAAGTGCATCTGACTGTGCCCAAAAATCCATCACTACATGTGATACTAACAACCAAAAGAAAATCATGAAACCTGGAAAGAATCCGTCGCGCATTTGTTTTCCACGCACGCTTTAATCGTACAAGTTCCCGGCGCGACTCCCCTTATAGTTGTGACAAATTCTGAAGAATCACCAACCCGACAAACTTCATCGTTTGAATCCCATTGTACTCCGGAACGAATATCACAATCTGGATCGCGGGGTTTTCCATCTGAAGTTTTAGGAGTTACGTCAATTCTTTCGCTCTGGCCTACGACTAAAGATGATGGAGATGCAGAAATATTTACGCGATCTACAACTGGACAATTACCTTGAATTTCTCCGTCGGGCCGGCCACCTTCAGAAATTGATAAAGTGTTATTGATGATGATATTGGGAATGGTAGGTGGGTTGCAAGAGACGATGAATAAGAGTAAAGAGAGAATAATAATAAATCGCATCAATTAGACCTCAAATCTACCAATTTAAATCAGCTTCTTCCCAGATTCGATATGTTATATAACAATTAATATTTCCAATACCAGCAGTAGGATTTCCACCTAAAGTAAATAAATCAATACTGGCACCAATCAAGGCAGTTGCCACTATTCTAGGATTAATAGTAGTTTGCACAACACCACTCCTAGAAAACATACCCTTTAATAATAATACTCTTGTAGCAGCATCCTCAAAAAATGGTTGAGAATCATTTAATCCTAATCCCCCCCAACCCGGATTTGTAACACCAGACCAACCACAACTAAAAGAAGTTACTGACGCAATATTGTATGCAGTACCAGGTTGTTTAACCAATAAACTTTGTTCTGGTATTATAAATTTATTAGGAACACCAAGAATTAAAACCTTTCGTGCCGAAAATAAATTTAATACTTCAGCAGTAGTCACTACAATTTTTGCTCTTTGTAATGTTGGAAATCCATCAGATACTGGATTAGCTGTAGTATTACTATAAACAAAACTCACGTCTAACGTTATCCCAGCCCCGCCGGCTACCGCTGTATTATTAGCTCGTAAGAATTTATAAGTTCCCGCTATCGTACGAATTTCTCCGGTTACTGAAGAAGAAGAATCAATTGTAAACCAATTAGTTCCATCAAGGGATGCTTCTAGTAATATTGTAATAGAAGCAACAGCAGCAGAAAGTACGGATTGCCAAGTTATATTAGGGGTACCGTGATTCGGAATTATAATAGCGAATTCCTGGCCTACTCCTACGGCTCCGGCTAAATCTACGTTATCAATTGATATTGCTTCTATACCAGGACTTGCTGCATATTTAGCCATTATTTGTTACTCTCTTTGACGCAGCAAACTTTAGAAGCCAAATATCCTACATGAATACAACCTTCAATATGTCTTCCATGAGACTTTTCCATGGAGATTACATCATGGCAAGCAAAGTCTCTAGTATGTTTTTGGTGAGGAGTTTCTACTGCAGCGAATACAGAATTGCCGAAGTTAGAACCTTTACGTATAATACCTTTGAATGTACATTGAATTAATTCTGGTTCAAGTGAAGAAGTATCGATTGTTATTTCTTCCTCTATTTTCTTTTGCTCAACTACCGGCTCGACTTTTTCCTCAACTTTTACCGGAGTCTTATATTTTGGATCAATCTTTTTAGGAACCAATTTCTTTCTCTTCCTCAGAATAACCTTCTTCTTAGGTTTCGACTTCTTCGATTTAACCTTAGAAGACTTCTTAATCACTAACTTGTGTATCCACTAGGATTATTTAATTCAGGTGCAGCAATATGTCCACCAGTTGGCATTTGTTATTTATCCAACTTTCTCTACCTCAATAGCATTACTATAATCAGACTCTTGTCTAACCTGAGGAGCATAGATAATGATTGGATTAATGTTAGGATTAACCAGTTTTTCACTCGTCTTCTCTATTACCCGGGCCATACTTTCTATAGTTTTCGTCGCCCGGCCAATAGATTGCTTCTTTAACTTTTCTTCGGATAGAACACCAAAAGAAACCAGCATTGCAGATATTGCTTTTTCTTTTACGACTCCTAATCTTTCATCGATTCGATCTTTTACTTCTTCGTGGCCCCGGCTCTCTTTTGCTAAATGAGCAGAAATTGGAGAGACTCCAAAACTCTTTGCTACGTCAGCCGCAGTTTCAAAATGAGCCTGGAATCCTATTAATTCCCGTAACTTATCAGGAATCTCCCGCGCCCCAATAGTTCTACCTTTTGCAGCATTATTGGTATGATTGAGTCGAATTTGTAATTCTGAATCAGTAATAATTGCCATGAGACCTTAAATAAAAATACACTACCCTACCCCAGAATATAGGCCGTTATCCTCCCAAGTCAAGCCAAATCGACCATTATGCACGGTATGTGTATAATTAACTTAGGATTATTCTTTAACTTTATCTCGATTCTTTAACTTTCTACGATATTATAACTTTATTGCCTAAATTGGTGATATGGAGATCCTTTATTTATGGGACCCTAAATTATAAATGAAAGTAAGAAAACAAAATGATAAAACACATATATTAGCTACAGTGTCCCCCCGTGGCGGAAATGGGACCCGCGAAAAATGGGGCATGGGGATGGATAGTGTAGTGGTATATCATGTATATATGTATAGTTTATTTATGTATTATACTTGTTATGTAGTACAGTAGGATAGTTACTAGCCTGGTACTCATGGCCTAAGTGTAGTCATCTTGATACATGTGTCATGTTTACCACAAAGATGAAAGCGGAAAAACTTTCTCACCCTTTTGCCGCCGGATGCCTACCTTCTACTCGAGAGGTTAAGATGACAAAGAAAGATCACTTCATTATCCGGTTCGAAACACTCAAGATCCTGACTCGAGCGTACCATGAAGCAGCGGGAACGTTAACCGCGGCTTTGTACCTCAGTCACGCCATTGAGCACATTGCCAAGCGTAACTTGTAGAAAGGGAAAAGATTATGAAAGCTTTCATGTCGGAGACGATTAGCCTGCATTTCCGAGACTACGGTTTCGCTGAAAAGATTGCAAAGGAAACTTCTGCTCAAATCCAAGCAATCGCCGAGGCGAGACGTGTGTTGGAGCAGGTTGAACCCATTCGGATCTTCACAAGCCACGAAGGATATCCGACTGGCTACCATAAACTCATCATGGCCCAAGCCCTCA